CCAAACTTTAATCCCCACTCTCTTATAGAGGTGCTCTCGCCTTGTGGCTGATTGTTTAGTTGTTTTTGGTACTCACGTGTAGCCTCATCAATAGCTGCTTTTTGTTGATTTCTAAAATCCACCTCATCGCTAAGAACTTTTGTTAAGTTACTTGCCGCTTCTGTCCAATTTACCTGTACCTGTGGGTCACGGGGTTTGTATTTATAGTAGCTCATATCTATATATTGGGATTTATAAAGTCAGCATTAAACATTTTCTGCTTCTTATTAAATGCTTTTAGCCATTTTTTAGGTTGCTTAAGAAAAAAAGCATCCAACTCATTTTTTGGTATATTACCTCCTTGTATGGGGGTTATATCAACTGTAATACCATCAAGGGTAAGGTTATTCTGTGCGGGCCTATAATTAGGTGATGCATCTTTTGCCGCTACTGCCGCTACATAGTTATCATCATTTAAAACACCTACCCCCTCTACTGCTTGTACCGCAGGTGTACCTACTTGTTCTTTGACGATTACGTCACTTTTAAACTCATCAACGTTATTATTTAAATTACCACTTTTATTTATTTTTCTCAACTGCCTTGCTTCCGGGGTTTTACCGTACAACTGACTTGCTGATGCTATTGCTCCTACTGTGTTTACAGCACCTTGTATCCCTTCGTTTGTAAGCTGAGCTGCTCTGTCTGCTGATGCTGCTGCTGCATCTTGAGCACCTGCAACCTCACCTAAGTCTAACTGAACACCTATGTCTCTAAGCCTTGAATCCTCTTCAGCCTGTGCCGCCTCAAGGTCAAAAAGCCTATCGCTCTGTGCGTCACGAACCTGACCCTGTGCCTCGTTCTGTGCAGCTAGAAGTCTACCTGCAACAGCAGCTCCACCTCTTTCGCTTTCAATACCTGCCTCAAGGGCCTGTGCCCCTGCTGATAATAAAGCCTCACGCTGTCTTTCAAACGGCTCTTTATTAATAGATAAGACATCCATATAATTGGTTTCTAGCTTCCTACGGGCTTCTGACATTTTACTTTTAACTTCGTCCTCTGCATCCTGTTGTGCTTTTTTTGCTTTGCTTGCTGCACTAAAAGACATTGCTGTCCCTCCTGCTGCTGCTGCTATTGATGCTACTGCTAATATTGATGATAGTGCTGCTGACATAATTACTGTATTTGTTTCTTTCTGTTTATTATATGTTCAGGGAGTTCCATAAAGTTTTCTGTGTACAACTCCTCCTCTGCCTCTTCAACTGTCTCTGCGTCTGTCTTGTATACACACACCCACACACAGTCCTCGTGCATATAAGCTATTCTCTGTGTGCCCATTTCAGTCTGTAAAACCATTGGTGCTTTTATTCTTTTAACCTCTGCCTTGTCTGTAATTATAGACATCTCGCCACTCATAAAAAATGATGGGTGGTTTGTCTTGTGTATGAAACTTATAACGACCATACCCTTTGGCATAAATATTTCTCTTGTGTATACACCATCTTTTATGTGATGCTTTAGAGGCATAGCCTCATCCATCTCAGTAGTATGATGCTCTAGTGCTCCCGGAATTTCTTGTATTTGTTTTCTAAAATTAGCAATTCTTTCCCACAACATCCCTGTATGTGAGGTTACATCTTCAAGTATTTTTATTCCTTGGTCTTCTTCTACCATATAGCAAAGGTACAAATTTTAAGGATAACTTTTCATTAGTTCACTCTCGACTGCAAATAAATTTATTTTTGTTGTAGATGTGTTTACAATATCAAAAACACAGTAGTGACCTAAGACTCCGTGAGACTCTGCAATTGAATTTTTTATGTAGAAAAAGAAAAGCTCTTGTTCTGTTATAGGAACAGCACCTGTTATTGTTGCGTCTATATTAATTTGATTAAGACCTGTACGTAAATTTATATTTATCTCCTCTATCTGTCCCGCAAGAAGTGGTGTGTTATTAAGACCGTTTAAGTAGTATATCATATCACCAACAGACATCATTGTATCTAGCTGTATATCTAAAGAAAAATTAATAATATCAGCAGTAATTATACTTAAGCTACTTCCAATACCATTTAGAGAACGTAACACATACTCGCTAGTCTGTGCAGGAACAGTACCTGAGTTTCTTACAAAAGCATAGAATGATGCCTCCTTTTCGTCAAACCAACCTGCCTCAATAAATCCTGAGTCCTGTATATCAGTTTGCAATGTAACACCCCAAGCTGAATCTCCCTCTATGTTAATGGTTTTAAACAGTTTGTTTTCAAGAGGACTCTCATTAAATACAGACTGTACCGTGCTTGTATATTGAACTCCGTAAAAATTATTACGTACCTCGTTGGTATTATGACGGTAAAGGTTACCCTCTTTGAATGTATAGAAGTAATTATTCATACCAATCATCCAATCAGGAAAGTAAGAATAAAACGAAGGCCAACCTTTAGCTCCTTCGTCATAAGTCAATGTGTTGTTTATGTTTGTTGGTAAAGACATATTTTTATTTTTTTATGATGGACAAGATGTACATACTTCTTCGTTAAGTAAAACACAATTAACCTGTCGTCTAACAGTAACACCATCAGAGTAAAACCCATCTGCCTCACATATAGTTAAATCCGCATCAGCATATACTGCTGTTGAGTTTGATAGTGTTGTTCCGTCTAAGTAATATACTGCCATAGTTTATTTTATTTTAAAATTCACAATCTCCGTCAAATGATAGATTATTGCTACCGGGGTCTACTGAGCCTACTAGGGCACAGAATGTGTCTGCATCATATCCACCTGCACCGCCTATACCTTCACTCCTGAATACTCCGTTGCAATCTGTATAAGAGTACTGCTGTGCTGAACTTGCGTATGTAGACACAGTATATTGTAAGCAATTAACAGTAGAATCAAAGTTACAATTTGAAACATCCCCACAGGTTTGAGTTTCATTAGAATATAAGGTTGCGTTTGCGGTAACACCAAAGTTAATAATACGGCCACAGTAAACAAATGTCCCTGCTCCTGCTCCTACTCCTTGAACGTACTGAACAACTGAGTTAATTCCTATTCCGTTTTGGTATGTATCTTCAACAGTAAATTGTACTCCTGACTCACAGTCTTCAAGTAAAAATATAGAACTACTTGCAGGGCAATTACAACAAGCTGCTTGAGCATTACCGTTGTCGTAACATAACTCTATTGGTGTAGCATCTCTATAGTCCCAAATAAGATATAAATACTGACCTGTAGTTGGCATATTAAAACTAGCAGTATACGCAGTATTTCCTCCTGTAGGAATATTTATTGGTGTTGGTATTGTGCTTGCTAAAAGTAATGACTGAATCTGCGTGGTTGTATTAGCGTATAATATATTAGTTCTTATGTATCTAAAGTTGTCTGAGTTAATATTAAAATCATACGTGTCAGTACTTTTCTTATCTGAAATTATTGTTATCGTAGCATTATCTGATGGTATAACACCACCACCCTGAGGCCCTGTAATTGTTTCATACAAAGAAACTATAGGACTTGGCCCTGATAAAAAAGTAACGCCCGATGAATGTAATGGAGACTGAAATGTTGAATCTGTCCATCGGTATTCGTTGTGTATTGTCTTACCTCCGTCAGCATCATTATTAATGCTTACCAAAACAATAGTAACAGTTTCCCCTACAGGACAGCCTACAGTTAGGCTTACGTCTATATCATTTGTTGGTATTATACTAATTAAAACCTCGTCTACTAATATGTTATCTTTTGTAAATGTTAATACCCCACTTGTGCTAACACTACCTGTAGTAGTAACAACGCCATTATAAAGAGCTATAACCTCAAACGTTCCTGTCACAGGAAGCTCTACGCTGTAGTTAACATCAACCGTACCAACCAATTCTCCTACATTATGGCAGTACTGATATCCAACATTTTTAATTACAAACGACTCTGTGATACCACAGTTCTTGCATTCTTTAACTGTAGGTGTTTGAATTCTATTAGACGACAATACAAACTCGTTCATATATGGGTCAAAACCGCCCAACTTTTGAGTTGTAAAAGTTTCATTAAAAAGGTCTCTAAACCAAGAACGCATACCACTTGATGATATTACTTGAAGCTGCTCGTTCTGAGCACTTGAGCCTTTTAAGTTTATAACAACACCTCTCTTGGCATCCGTGAAATATTTATCTGCACCCCACTCAGCAAAACTTTCAGCATTGTTTGATATTCCAAACTCCTCTATCCTTGCAATCTGAGTTCCTAAAACTTCAGGTACTGACGTTAAAGCATTTCCTCCTGCTGCATCAGACAATAAATTCTTGCCTGCTAGTACATAAGATATCTTATCCTCTTGTAGCGACAACACATCGGTCTCTCTTGCAAATAATTTTCTAATAGGGCCAAAAGATGTCTCTAACTTTTTAAAGTTTAATAGTCCACCATTAAATTCGTTTAGCTTATTTATGTTTGACTCAGGGTTAAACACTCCACTATAAGTAATGTCAGAAAATCTTCTTTCCTCACCATAAACTTTAGAGTCTGTTGTTGTAGCTCTGTTTCCTAGCACAAGCTCTTTGCCAATTACAGAGTCTTGAATCTTAAAACTTTCCGCACCATTACCAAACGCATAGCAATTAAAAAATTCCGTTTGTATAATAGCAGGTTGGTCTAATGAAAATTTTTGGTTTTGTAAGTTACCTTGGTGTTCACCTAATTCATTGATAGGATAAGACTCAGAAGACTCGTACCATAAATCAGGTGATGAATCTTGAGGGTCTGACTCAAATATAATTGTACCCTCATTAAGTATTATAGATATCTCTACCTGTAAGGTAGTTCTTCTTTTTGTTGATTTATAACCTTTACTACCGGAGACAATAAATCTTTCGCTTTGCGATGCACTTGCAGGCTGAACAAACAAAACATTAATCAAAGCATCCTTACACTCTATTAATGTTCCGGGTATTGTTATATATTCAAACTCAAAGTCGCTAGGTGTTTTGTTTGTTGCCCGACTTCTTAATGACGCTGCGATGTTATCACCATTAAACCAATCTGTAAAACTCGAGTAAGTATTATTAGAAGTAAAACTAGCATCTACCTCCCAACTTCGTTGCCCAACTCCACCTGTTCCAATTCTAAAATTATTAATTCTTATATTTATCTTAGAGCCTATAGGTATATTTATAGGTTCATACGTTATATTTCCCTGTGCATCAATAAGTTTTCTACTTACAGGGTATGAAACCAAAGGGCAGTTTCCTCCGGCAGGCCCAATACGGGTACTAACATCAGAGAGTTCTCCCGGTGATATGTTTGCGTTTGGCCCTAGTTCTGTAGAAAAATTATTAGCTTGAAGTTTCATATAAACTCCTGCAGGTACAACTATATCGTTACCTTCGCTGTCTTGTGGTGCAGGGTCTAAAAATTCGAATGGCTGTGATTCTTTTTCTAATACGGTAGTCCGAGTACAATTACGTCTTGCACCCTGTGTGTCTGTCTTTACAATTAACTCATCTCCTAATTCTATTTTTGTTGAGTTCTGACCTTCAATCAAGAAGTAATCTCCTCCCGAAGATGGGTCTCTAAAATAGAAATCAGAGTAAATAACATTATAACCTTGCTTGTCAGGCTTAATAACAAACTTGTACCGTGTTGCCCAATAAGGTGCTACCTGAAGTGTAGGGATGTTTACCTCTATACTATTTTGGGTTATTGAAGCAGAGCAAGGTATATGTACGGTATTATTTGAACTAACCAATGCCGTTGACATACGATTATATTCATCCATATATACTATTCCAATCTCATACCCCCTGTTGCTATGTAAACTTTTTGGATTTCCAACCTCTTGAAAAGTAACTGATGATAAATTTATCTCATAGTATTCATAATATCTTGTGGTTGGTGTAACAATATTATCCACATATTCCATTGCAGGGATTTGAAAACTTAATACGTTAGAACCTATTACAGAAATAATTCGTATAGGCTCTCCTCCTGCATCAATACCACTTAAAAATTTAAATGCAGAGCCACCTGAGACAGTTACTTCATTTGAAACCGCACAATTAAATCCGTCTGTAAAAGTTGTTCCATCACAAGAATCCACCACAGCTTTTATATTAGCTGATGTCCCTATTTGGTCTTGGAACTCAGGAAAAATAGAAAGCTCATAAATATTATAAAAATCCCTCGTGAGTGTGTAACTAAACTCTATAGTTGTTTCCGTTAGTGTATCAGTAGGTGAAGGAGATGCTCCACCCCAAGAAGAATGAGAAAACCTTAGTAGTATGTTAATAACCGAACCTATCTTAAGTTCTACTCCTGAAAAATCAATTTGAACTATAGAGTTGTTAATATCTGTATTAGGTGTTGAAAAATCATATCTACCTGTTCCTAAAGCATAAGCAAGTTGATTTTGACCAACGTCTTTTGAATTATACCTTACAGAGTACTCAAAATTAGTCGTATTCCCATTTAAGTCTTTTAAGTCATATCCCTCTAAATAGTTTCCGTACATAAGCCTGTTACCCATAAGAATCTGAGCGTCAGCTAGTCTAGGTACATTGTCAAAAAGTCTTAATATCTCTGACGAGGGAAGTACTGTAAATATTTTACTGTTATCAAAAAGAAATTGTTCATTGGTATTGTCAGCTATTCCCTGCTCTTTCTTATTTATTTTCTCTATAATTTTAATTACAGAAGAGTTCATATCCTTAAATAAAAGGTCAACCGACTTTACAAGTGGCCCTCCTGTGTTGTAAGTTACATTAACTGCGTTCTTAGTATTTAACATACCTTCGTTTAATGCAGTTGTGGGGTCGTAGTCAAATGCACCCGGCATAAATGAAGGAGCACTAAATTGAGATGTAGCAGAGTATTCCCCATCCTCATACCTATACCTGTATGCAAAAGAAATAAACCTGTCCTCTAAAAAGTTACTTGTAGTATCAGTTGTAACAGGCTCAATAGTAGGAGATGTTGTCGGAGGTTTTTTAATAACAAGCAATGACTCTAAAGAAAAAGTATCTCCCCCGGCTACAGGATTGGTATAATTTTTTGTAACATTTATTTGCCTTGGGGCTGTGTAGTTGTCTGTAAAATATAATAAGTTTTCTATTTTATCTACCCCTGTTATAAGATACTTTGGGTTAAAATTTAATGTCGTGTTGCCATCGCCTAATCCATTGTTTACAGAAACAACGTGATACTGTGTGCTACTTGTTTTTGTGTCAAATGAAACTATTAAATCAATCTTGCCTGTAGAGGAAGAAGGAAAGTTACTGTCGTGAACAAACCAATATATAGTCTCATTAGTACCATCCTCATATGCACCAATACACCTAGCTGCTGAACTTAAAGCATTTCCTTCAAAAGAAAGACTTGTTAATAACTCATTCCCTTTAGCGTTTTCTATAACGCCAATCTCTGACCCCTCAGTAGAACCCATACGAACATTTAACGCATCAACGTACTGTCCGTTAGGAATAATTCGCTCATCTAGCGACTTGTTCATTATACCCTTAATAAAATTTCTAGATGTGTTTGCCATATTACTTAATCCACTTATCCTGACCTCTCAGGTTCATTAATAATCTCCCCGGATGTATATCACTAATTCTTATTTTTGCGTTCCTTAGAAGTGCTCCCTTGCGTTTTCTTGCTCTTGTTATAATATACTCCTGAACATTAAGCTTAGAGTTTAGTATTGAGAACTCAATAAATGCGTAAACATATTCCTCAAATAGCTTGTTGACATTAACCCTAGAGTCATCCCCACCTTCCATTCCATCTGAAACATACTCAAGGACAGCTATTTGATTAGCCATACTTGAACTAAAATTTATTACGCCTGCCGCTTTATCAATAGTAAACGTTGGGTTTGCATTTGCAGTCTCTGTATTTAATCCAAACGCTGCTCCGATACCAAACTCAAAATACCAATTACCATCACAGTTGTATCCCGGAAGTCCATTGAACTGTCCATTGTTTTGGTCTAAGTATATACTTTGCCCCATACCTACAATTCTATCATAATCAAGATTAGAAAACTCAGGTCTTAGTATATTACCTTCTATGTCAAATAAAATCTTTCCTGTATTATCTTGAAGATATGCAGCAGAAGACTGTGTTTGAATGTTTTGACTTAAAGGAAATAATATTCCGTTTCTATACTGAGATATTCTAACCCAATTAACATAATCCTGAGGAAGTACAAACCTAAGCTGACTGTCTACATTTAATTCTAATATTTTTATTTCCTTAAAAGCATCATAGTTTAACTCTTGAATTGCACGTTTTGCGTGAAATAAAACTCTATATCTCTCTTCGTTATTAACAAGGCTATGATTCCCTGAGTACATCAACATAAAGTTATTTACTATATCGTATAAAGATACATACTGATATGAACCCCAATTATTATCTATTGGTGCTACTCCCCCATTTTCGTAATACTGATACTCTGATATATATGCCATTATGATTCTTCTTGATTATCTTGTTGTTCTTCTGATTGTCCAAACGTATATACATCTCCCTCTCTAATAGAGATTCCTGCGTACTGAAGTATCTTTAAAACTAAATTAACCTCATCGTCTAATGGTATCTCAAAGTCTTGATAGTCAGCAGCTGATGCATTAAATGCCGGCTCACCATTTAGTAAGTCTATGTAAGTCCATTTTGGAGTTTTAGGATACCTTATGTACTGAGATTTTACTTGTCCAATTGCTTTTATTGTATCAGGATATACTGTTAGATTAATATCTTCTGTTGTATATGCGGGGAATGTTGCTGTTGGTGCAGTATACACAGAGTTAGAAAGCATAGTAATCTTACTGTGAGAAACCTGTTCAGCCTCCTCTAGTTTACTTGCTTTTTTAAAAATAGAATACTTCAACCCGGTTGCATTAAAAGTACCTGTTACACCTGTCGTTGAAAGCGTTGTTGAGTTGTCTATCAAGGTGACTATCACATACTTAATACCATTGTTTTCTACCGCTACTATATCACCTACGTTTATGTCTACCGTAAAATTTGCTTGACTGTCAATTAATTTATCAGCACCTCCACTAGTTGCTGTTGTAGTTCCCTCATCTAAAAGACCTTGGTATACTAAAACTTTATTTATTAAATAGTAATCACTTCCTGTTGTAGTTGGGGAGGGTGCAAAGTATATGCTTTCAAAATTTTGTTCTAGTCCTTCTGTTACTGAAAACAAATCAATAGCCTCCTCTATACTTTTTGTAATATCAGCATATCCATCTCCTGACTGACGAGCATTCTCTTTGTTTATTTGATAGTTGTATTCGTAAAAGTAATTCTCGAATATATCTAACTGAGCCTGTTTTGCAAACAAGTTGAAATCTGACGGAGATAAGTAT